TTTACTGCAATGGTGCTATGGCCCTGCAAGCTGACGAATTTCAAGAATACTACAAGACCATGCCAGATATTCATTTTGAAGTGAAGGGCGATGGGTTGATTGCGGCTATAGTAGCTACTCGCAAACGCATGGGGTATACAAATTGAGGTTGTTCGCTGGTTACGACAAGCTAGAGGCAGACGGCTTCCACGTCTTTGCGCAATCAATTATTGACACCAGCAGCATACCCGTGTCGATAACTCCTCTGCATTTGCCAATGCTTAGGTTTTACAGCGATACCAACAACCCAGGCACTAACGCATTTATACAATCTCGGTTTTTAATTCCGTTCATGTGTGGCTATCAGGGGATGGCAGTGTTTATGGATGGTGCTGACATGTTGGTTAGGGCTGATTTGGCAGAGTTGCAAAAATTGATAAATCCCTATTTGGCTGTACAGGTTGTAAAACATCACTACAAAACTAAGCATAGTAAAAAATATATCGGTACGAAGTTAGAAAATAAGAACTTAGATTACCCACGCAAAAACTGGTCTAGTTTGATGGTTATCAATTGCGCACACTTCTCATGGCGAAAAATAACGCCAGAGTACATAGAAAAATGTGAGCCTAAATCATTGCATAGGTTTGAATTTATCGATGATAGGTATATAGGCGAGTTGCCTATTGAATGGAATTGGCTAGTAGGCGAATACGGGCACAATCCAAATGCAAAGATTGCACATTTTACGCTAGGAATACCAAGTTTCCCACATTACAAAGACTGCGACTATGCAGACGAATGGCGCAGCGTAAGGGGTAGGACTTGAACATTGTTTTTGTCCATCGTGGCGGGCCTGATATGGCCTCATACCGCTACCGTGCCGAAATACCAGCCAAGGCCATAGGCGCAGGGTTAAACGCTGGCATGGCTGATGTTGTGGTGTTTTCTAAACCAATGGCGGGCGATTTAGAAGTGGCACAAATTGCAAAAAAAGACGGTGCCAAAGTAGTGGTTGATTTTTGCGACGACCATTTTGATAACTTGCTTTATCGAGATATGGCAAGGATTGCGCACAAAATTACTTGCCCGTCATGGGCTATGCGTGACCGTTTGCTAGAGTTAGGTTTTGTGGCTGATGTTATTGAAGACCCTTACGAGTTTCCCATAACAGAGCCACATGCAGACGGGCAAAAAATGCTTTGGTTTGGGCATCAGTCCAATTTAGACGAAATACGTCCTTATTTGAAAATGCCTATAGAGGTAGTAACAGGCCCCAATCAAGACACCCGTTTTACGTTATGGACGCCTGCCAACATCAAAGCAGCTTTGGCAATAAATAACATTGTGCTTATCCCTGATGGCAAGAAAACCCGCAGCAATAACAGGATGGTAAATGCAATAGCTGCCGGATGTTTTGTAATGGGTGGAAAACAGTTGGGGGAGTGGAAAAAGTTTGTTTACTCTGGCCCATTGCCGCACGGGTTTCAATTTGCCAAATGCTTTCAAGACGATCTAAACGGGTTAGTTAAAGAAGGGCAGGAATACATTGTTAAAAAATACTCGCCGGAATACATTGGCGGACTGTGGATGGATGTATGCGCATCCATTTAGGCAGCGGAGATAAACACTGGCCGGGGTTTGTTAACGTCGATATGATTGGCGGCGATGTACAGTCGGACGTGCGCAAACTTGTATTTGATAACAACACAGCAGACGAAATACACGCGATACACCTATTTGAGCACCTCCACAGAATGGACGCAGATAATGCCCTAAAAGAGTGGCAGCGCGTATTGAAGCCGGGTGGAAAACTTGTCTTGGAAGTTCCATGCTTGGATAAGATAGCGGCGCATATTGTTAATGGCACAACAGATTTCACAAAAACCCTGTTTGGTCTTTATGGCGATGTGCGACTAAACCGCCCTGAAATGCTACATCAATGGTGCTGGTCTAAGGCTGAAATAGTGCAGGTTTTAAGGGTCAACGGGTACACAAAAATAGAGGTTATGGAGCCTTATTTCCACCACCCCGACAGAGATATGCGCGTAGTTGCGTTTAAGCCTTAAAATACCTAAAATCTCAATAGGTACGCGCCCTTTGCGCGGTCGTTATAACTCAACCACTTGAGGAAAAAACATGCTTGATTCTGATATCGGAAATTCCATTCTCCCTGCCGTGCGCTTTTACCAAAAAGAGCAAGAGCACGCATTCAATACGCAAAAAGAAGGCCGCCCAATTTTTTACATGGCCGACTTTGTACGTATTGAAATACCCGGTAATCAATATTCAATTATTGATACGTTTGCTAACGAAAGCCATAAAAAACTGTATCCTGTTCAGTGGGCGCGTTACCAAAACGAAAAGCGGGAGTTAGGCGAAGATATGGATATTTCTGGGACTTTGCTGCGCGACTGGCCTATTTTGAGCGCTGCGCAAGTGAGGGAGTTGAAGCATTACCACTTCTATACTGTGGAGCAAGTGGCGATGGCGTCTGACGACCAGATCAACAAGATCACCATGATTGTAGGTATGGGTGGGCATGCTTTCCGCGAAAAAGCGCAAAACTACCTAAAACGCGCCAAAGATTCGAGCATTTTGGATTTGCAAGCCGAGGAGTTGCGAAAACGTGATGCTGAAATCGAAGCGCTAAAACAGCAAATGCAAGAATTAATGGCGGCTGTAAAACCTGAAAAACGCGGACGACCAGCCAAAGAACCTGTGGAATAAATATGTCCTCTACCCTGCTGCAACTTATACAACAATCCACCGCTGAGATGGGGCTTAACGTCCCAACGCAGGTTATCGGTAACACGGACAACCAAATTGTCCAGCTCCAATATCTTGCCAATGCTTTGGGTAATGAGCTGCGCAGGGAATACCCTTGGGAGGCTTTGAACGTATCCTATCGGTTTACCACTCAGTACCTGATTACAACGGGTACAGTAACGTCTGGCAGTGCCATAGTGACAGGCATCCCTACGACAGCTGCATTGTCTACCAATTTTATGGTGTCTGGCACGGGGATAAACCAAGACACTTATATATTGTCGGTCGACTCTGCGACCCAAGTAACCCTAACCCAAGCAGCTACAGCATCGGGCACGGCTCAGGCCCTTAACTTTGGGCAAACAATTTACCCGCTGCCCTCTGACTTTGACCGACAGATCGACCGCACGCATTACGACAAATCGAAGCGCTGGGAGATGCTAGGCCCTGAGACTGCCCAACAGTGGGAGTTTCTCAAGTCGTCCTACATCTCCACCGGGCCGCGCATGCGGTATCGGTTTATCGGGGGTAAGTTCCAGATATGGCCTCAAATCACCACTAACGAATACCTAGGCTATGAGTACATTTCTAATGGCTGGATAAACCAAGCCACGACACCTATTAGCGCTTTTGCAGCCGATACCGATACTTGCATATTTCCTGATCGATTAATGGTTACAGGCATAAAGTTAAAATTCTTTGAGGTTAAAGGTTTTGATACGACAGCCTTTTATCGAGATTTTATGAATCAACTACAGATAGCAAAATCTAACGATGGCGGCTCACAAACTCTGAGCATGGCTCCAAAAATGTCCTCCGTGCTTATTGGCTTTGAGAACATCCCTGACGGCTCTATTTACGGGCAAGGATAATGGCCCTCGTATCACGTTCTAAGTCGCGCTCAGTCTCTGTACCCTCCCCTGTAGGCGGTTGGAACGCCAGAGATTCGTTGGCAGACATGGCTCCGCAAGACGCGGCGCAAATGACTAACTTTTTCCCACTTACTACCGAAGTGATGTTGAGGAAAGGTTACACACAATACGCTACCGGTATATCAGGCCAAGTAGAATCTCTTTTGCCCTACTTTTCGGGCAGCACCAGCGAATTTTTTGCAGTTGCCTCTGGTGCTTTTTATGACATAACTTCGGGCGGCGCAGTTGGCGCTGCTGTAGTTTCTGGTAAGACTAATTCTCGCTGGAATTACACTAACGTAGCTACGGCTGGCGGTAATTTCCTATACACAGCAAATGGGGTGGATAAGCCACTTTTGTACGATGGAGCCACATGGACGGTTATAGATGCGGCATCTACGCCAGCCATTACAGGCGTAACCACAACAACACTGAAAAGCCCAATTGTCTTTAAAAACCGTGTATTTTTTATAGGTACACCAAGCCTTAAAACTTGGTATTTGCCTACATCTTCAATTGGTGGGGCCGCTAATGCTATTGATATATCGTCCGTTGTTCAACGCGGGGGCTATATTGTTGCGCACAGCACTTGGACTATTGACGCCGGTACAGGTGTAGATGATTACTATGTAATAGCCACATCACAGGGCGAAATAGCAGTCTATCAAGGAACTGACCCTAGTAGCTCTACAACATGGGCATTAAAAGGTGTATGGGCGCTTGGTACGCCTGTAGGTGATAGGTGCCTGTACAAATTAGGCGGCGATGTAATTTACATATCTCAGGATGGCTTAGTCCCATTAGGCGGCGCTTTACAGTCATCCCGTGTTAACCCTAGGGTTGCCCTAACTGACAAAATACAGTTTGCCGTGTCTAGCGCTGTAAGTACATACGGCGGTAATTTTGGGTGGTCTTTGCTGTATTTTGCACCTGAAAACATGTTGTTTTTAAATGTCCCAATAGCCGAAGGCGGGCAACAACAACAGTACGTAATGAATACCATTAGCAAGTCTTGGTGTAACTTTACCGAGTGGGAGGCTAATTGCTGGGAGTTGTTTGCAGATTCTCCGTATTTCGGCGGCAACGGCTACGTAGGCAAAGCATGGAATGGGTCTGTTGATAACACAGCTAACATTAATGGGCTGTGTATACCTGCGTTTTCAGATTACGGCAATGCTGGTAATTTGAAGCGCTGGACAATGACACGCCCTATTTTTAGGACAAACGGAAACCCAGCGGTTTTGCAGTCTATGAATATAGACTTTAACTTATCTGCTAGCACTAGCCCGCTATCGTTTACGCCTGCTGTGTTTGCTTCATGGGACTCTGGTTTGTGGGATACAGCAATATGGGGCGCTGACTTTAATGTGTTGCAAAACTGGCAGTCAGTAAACGGAATTGGTTACTACGGGTCGCCACAAATGCAAATATCTTCCCAAGGCATTGATCTTCGATGGGTGTCTACCGACGTAGTTTATGAAGTTGGCGCTATCCTTTGATGCTGAATTGGTAGGCCCTTGGGTTTGCGAGCGCACGGGCGGAAGTTGGACAAAGGGGCGGGGCTCTGCAATAGGCAAGCTAAAAGACGGTCAATTAGTAGCCGGTGTGCTTTATGAAGATTGCAACGGCACAAATGTTGTTTCACATATTGCAGGTCAAGTGACTTGGTTAGATAAAACCTTTTTATGGATAATGTTTGACTACCCTTTTAAGCAATTAGGGGTTAATCGTATTACTGCGCCTGTTGAAAGCACTAACGCAAAAAGTATTGCGTTTTTAGAACGAA